TTTACAAAAATTTAAGAACCTTTCACTGTATCCGTTAGCTACATCTATACAAACGTACTTAATATTATTACCGGTTTGATCATAAACCTTTTTAAATTTTTCATAATCATTATCACTTATACCCATAGAATATATAACGTTGTTTTTTCTATATTCAAAATCAGCTAACCTGTCGTCATAGTAATTTACTAATTGACTTACCGAATAAGTTTTTACTAAACAAGTCATTAAGCCTAACTTAGCTAAAGTGTCTCCCATATCAAAAGTACCTACTCCATCCATATTACTCGCTATGATTGGAATACCAGTATAATCATACTCTTGCAACTTTTGCAATCTTTCTGCTGCATTTGCATATTTGAATGTAAATTTTCTTTTGAGCTCGACTTCTTTTCTACTACCTGCTGTTGAACGTTTAGGTCGTATAAGAACATTACCGTAGTCTAATTTTTGTTCGTTTTCTATACGCACTGGATTCTCCTTCGTTGTTAACCAGGCATTGTAAATAGAGCGCGTGTTCCATCATCTGGTGGTCTTCTTGCAAACACGACCCATTTCTTTATTTGATGTTGAAGATAGCCTGGATAGTTTTCTTTGACAAAGTCCCGCATACTCATACCAGTAGTCCATACGTCATCAACTACCATTACGAAATCGTCAGCATCAGGACTTTTATATTTATCCAAAGCAGAAGCTAGAGCTTGTCCTCCAGTAGGAATTCCTTTTACTTCTCTAAACGGCATAGCGCCATGATATTCCATTATCATTTGTGCTAAGCAATCCCATTCTTCTGGTCTGATTGCATCACATTCTATTTTCCATTTTAAAGGTAAACCAGCATGACTAATAAAGTCACCTGATGTAAATAAGTTTGCACTAGTATAAAAAGCCATTTACCACCACCCTAATAATTTTCCATTGCCAGCTATAATCATAAGACAAGTACAGATGTGTAACAAAACCCATGATGTTCGTACTATAATAATATAGTTATCATAAGGTTTTGTTTTATCATCTGAGTATGATCCCAGAGAATACAGCCATATTTTATACAAATTCCACATTTGCCATTATTTCTGTCATACACGCTACGACATTTAGTTCCATATCAGCAACAAATGCATTTTTATATTGATAGTCAGCAAGTATCAAAACAAGTTGTGGAACAGATTGAGGTTTAACTTTATCAATCATTCTATCATATATTCCTCTAAATATTGAGGAAGCATCAGTGTCGATATTGTTAACAACCCATTGTCTCATTTTCTTAAAGTCTTTTGATTTTAAATGTGTAAATAAATCATCAAAAGATTTATCACTTAGATTGACAAGAATACCTGCATCAATTCTACCACTGATAGAATATCTTTGCAATTCATTTAGGACTCTACGCCAATCTGGCACGTACTTCATAATAAGATCAACTAAGACCATTTGATCGTAGCCAACACCTTCGTTATCAAGTATCTTTCCAATATGTTTAAGAAATTGTGCACATAGACCTTGTAAGTCTTTCTTAGATGTATTGAATTCATATACAGAACATCTTGAATGTAGAGGTTCAATGATACGATTCTTAAAGTTACATGTAAGAATAAAACGACAGTTGTTCGCAAATTCTTCTATGAATCCACGAAGTGCAGGTTGAGTTGATTGTGCATTAAGATAATCTGCCTCATCAAGTATAACTACTTTATAACCACCTTGTAAAGATACAGATGATGCAAATTGTTTTATTTTAGTTCTAAGTGTATCAATGTTGCCTTCCTCAGAACCGTTTATCAAAATATAATCTAAGTCAAGTTCATTACATAAAGCTCTAGCAACAGTAGTTTTACCAGTACCGGCTGTACCAGTAAACAACATATTTGGAATCTCTTTGGATTCAACTATCTTTTGAAATGTAGACTTAAGATTATCTGATAGGATAGTTTCAGCAACAGTCTGGGGTCGATACTTTTCGACCCACAAGAAAGTGTCATTCATAATATAATTTATCCTCAGTTATTATTCGGCTTCCGCTTCTTCTTGCTTCCAAGATTCAACGACCTGTACACCTTGTGTGCATTGATCTCGAAGGTTACCGATTGTGGAGAGTTCTTCACCACGAAATCCACCTCGTTGTGTTACAGTATCAATAACTGCAATTGCACTACGAGATATTTGATTTAAAAGCTCCATGCCTTTTTTCTTTTGCTCGTCTACAGCAGGGGTTTCATTTTTTTCAGCCATAACTATTATACTCCATAGGTTGATGTTTTTTCAAGGGCTATCCAGTAACTCACATTGCTTTGAGAGTTTGTGAATTTAGATATTAGTTTCTTAGATATTTCTACGTCATAATCTCCAGATAACATCTTTAGATTACTTATATTAAAAATAAAGTTGTATTTATCAACGTTTGCTTTACCATCTACATCGATTGAGAAAGTATTTGCAGTTGAATTTTCAGTGGATGTAACAGTTAGAGATACTGCACCGCCACTTGGTTCTACTTTAAGTTCTTTATGACCTAAAGCGCCAGCAGCTCTTCTTATCTTGCCGAGTGTATCAGCATCAAGACTAAAGGTTACGTCTGCTTCTGGCATTGTAATTGTTTTAGAGGGTGTTGTTAACATTTCAGTATCTGAAAAGAAATACTTTACTTTTGAACGACCAGTTGAATCGTTAATAGTAGCATAGTCTTTTTCAAACTTTAATGAAGGTTTATCAACTAAACCAAGTACTCCTAAGAATTCATTTAAATCATATACACCAAACTTTTGTGGAAAGCTTTCTGATATAGTAGCTTCCGATAATATATTTTTTGCTTCAGATATAGTTTTAATAGTACTACCTTCATCAAACACTATGTTTGAATTGATACTAGCAAAGTTCTTCAATATCTGAAGTGTATCTTCATTCAGTTCCATTTTTTCTCCAATCATTATATAGTATTATTATATCAAATTTTTTCACAAATGTAAACAGTTTTATGCAATTAATTTACTAAAGTTTTTCTCTTTTACAAACTCAAGTTTTTCTTTGAATTTGCTGTCTAGGATTTCTCCCTTATGAGATATTACAAATACGTTTGTACTGTTATCAAGCGTATGTAATATCTTCATCAAGTTTTCTACTCCATCATGATCAAGAGATGAATCAAAAGTTTCATCAAGTAGAAGAAGATTAGTAGCAACAGAATTCTTCATCTTTGCTATTTGTCTCCAAGTAAATAATAACGCTAAGTCAATTCTTTGTTTCTCACCTTCAGAAAAAGAATCGTATGAGAAAGCGTCTCTATGTCTTGATCTTATTGTTTCATTAAAGTTTTCATCTAAATTGAAATGTACAAAGAAATCTAAGACTTGTAGATATTGATTTACTAACTTATTAATAACTGGAACGTATTGTTTAATTACTTTTGTTTTGATTCCAGTATCTTTTAGTAGTTCACCCATGACACCATTGTAAGATATTTCTTCGTTTAGAGTAAGTTTATCTTCTAGAAGAGTATCACGATTATTCATCATGTCTTGTAACTCTTCGTTTGCTTTTCCAAGATCACCTTCTCTTGATGTGAGTTTTTCGATTTCGCCATGAGTCTTATTAACTTGATTCTGTAAACTTTCTATAGTCTTATTGTTACCATTTATTTCTGACTGACGACTACGTATCTCTTCTGCTTTTGCATTCCATTCCTCTATTAAATCTAAAACTTCTTGAGATTCATTTAGCATATTATCATATTGTGTTTTTATAGAAGTTGCTTCTGTCTTACACTCATGAATCTTTTGCTTTTTAAACTCAGGTTCAATAGGTTGAGAACACGTTGGGCAATTATCGTTATCTTCATAGAACTTGGAATCTTTAACAATTGATTTGATTTGTGATTCCATTGTAGATTTATTATGAAGAATAGAAGTTTTCTTATCATTATATTCTTTTAGTTTGCTGGTTATAATAGCAGAATTTTCTTCTAAGAATAAACTATGTTCTCCATTTTTAGTATTTAAAAGTTGTATCTCATCATGAAGTTCATCTATCTTTCTATTTCTATCTCTTATTTCATCTTCATTTATTTGAGTAATGTCTCTAATATATTTTCTTTGAGAGTCAAGACTGTTTTTTATAAGATCTAATTGATGAGCATTTTCTTTTAATTTGTTTTTAACTTCAAGATTCTTTTCTTTAAGAATAGTATTCATTTTAGAGAATATATTAATATCCAGAAGATCCTCGATAACATCTCTCCTATGATGTGCTGGGAGTTGCATGAAAGGAATGAAGGAAGAAGATCCCAACACCACAATTTGGTGAAAGCTTTTGTGATTAAGCTTTATGATGTTTTGTTCGAGAATCTTCTGGTACTCTCTGGAATGTGATGACTGATTAATCATATCACCATTCTTCCAAATTTCAAATGTGTTAGGTTTGATTCCACGTAGAACTCTAAACTTAGATTTTCCTATAGTGAACTTTACTTCAACCTCACAATTTTTATTATTAATACTGTTTATAAGTTGTGGTTTAGATATATTTCGATGTGCTCTTCCAAAAAGAGCAAAGGATATAGCATCTAACATTGTAGATTTACCAGCTCCGTTTTGTCCTATGACAAGAGTTGATTTTGATTTAATTAGATTTATTTCTGTCCAGTTGTTTCCAGTAGACAGAAAGTTTTTCCAACGTATGGCTTCAAATATTATCATGCTATTTCCATTGCCTGTGCTTCACTTAATAATTGTCTCATAGATACCTTTATCTTATCTTTATCTAGTTCTGTATCAACAGCATCAACATAACTATCAAGAAGGGTACCAGTATCTTCAAGAGATATTGATTCATCTTCTACATTTTCACCAAGATATTCTTCAAAGTTTTCTGCTATCTTTAAATCATGTATTGGCCTATTTTGTATTTTATCAACAAATGAGTCAAATGTAAACAAATCTTTTCTATTTATTACAACTATTTTAACAAATTTATTATCAACGAAATTAACATCTTTTTGTGTGTAGTCTTCTTTAGAATCATCATATAGAATTTTTTCAAACATTGTATATGGATTTTGAATCATCTTAACTTCACGAGTTTCAGTATCCATGACATGAAAATATTTCGGATCATTTACATCTGACCAAAAGAATTCCATCTGACTTCCAAGATACCAGATGTTGTCTCGTTTAGATGAAACGTGATAATGACCAGACATTACTAACTCAAACTTTTGAAACAGCTTATGATCCATTCCATGCATTTGAGTAACACCTCTCATTACTTCAAATCCGCTGAGTTCTAAATGACCACCTAACCAGTCTGCTTTACAATCTTTTATAAAGTTTATAGACCTATCATAGTTTTCTCCATTTATCCAAGGGAGTAAAGCCATTTTAAGTGAACCGTATTCCATAACCTTAGGTTCCATTATGATATGAATCTCATTCATAAAGTGTCCTAATAATTCTTTTAATGAATTTAGTTCATTAGTGTTTTTATAATACGTATCGTGATTGCCAGGAATAACATCCATGATCATACCATATTCTCTGATCTTATTTAAGAAATGTTTTCTATAGTGATTTAATGCTCTAAAGTTTATAAACTTACGATGATCATATACATCACCTAAGTGTACTATCTGCTTTATGTCATTTTCTAAACAATAAGGAAAAAATACCTTATCATAAAAATCAGCAGAGTTATTTAAAAAAACATCAGAACTGTTTCTAATACCACAATGGGTATCATTTAAAATTGCAACTTTCATTCTTCCTTCCTATTTTTACTTCATAAATTCACTTAGATCTGAATCTACGTTTACTGCTCTTTTCTTTCTAGTTTTTTGTTTTTGTGCAAAAGCTTTTAAATCAGCATCGTGTGTCTTAACTTTATCAATTCTATCTTTTAGAGTATCTACAAAGTGTGTAACAACTTGAGTTGACATGTCGCCTTGTTCCGCAGCAAGAAAAGCTTCGACACCAGATTGAGAAAGATATTTTTCTTTAATGTCCTGTTGTTTCTTTTCTTTAGTAATTCTTCTTAAGAATGCATACCAAATAATCTGTGTGAAATAAGCAAAAGCATTTGGTTTTCCTGTTCGAGTAGATGCGTTTATATCATAATTTTCTACTGCCTTAAGACAATTTTCTACTGCATCCATCACCATTTCTTCTCTATAAGTGTATCTTATAAAGTTAGATTTATGTGAAAGATTCTCAGCAATTCTTAAGAAACAAGTAGCGACATAATCTGTAACTACAGGGATTGGTTTATTTGCATCTTTTGCTTCTTTTACTGTTCCTACATAATCAACCACAGCTGCAGAGAACTCTTGATTGTTTACATAATGAACATTTTTGCTACGTTTTGCCATACTATTTTACCTTTCAATAATAATATTATAATCTATTTTCACGTAAAAGTAAACTAAAAAAATTGTTAAAATGTGAAAAAAACTGTGTACAAACCATGAAAAATATGGTATAATTAATAGAGGTTTTCTGGAGGGGGAAGGATATATATCAGTGCATTTTATCTTTATCTGTGGAAAACGGTACGTATATAACATTAGATGATGCAGAATCCATCTCTTCTCCAGGAATGTTACTAAAATCTACTTTTTCTTTTACATTATCAAAGACTTTTTTAATCGCTTCTTCTTCTGTGCTGTAAGGTGTGTCTCCTTCATCTTTTAGTTTGTCGATTTTTTTAATCGCGCGTACGTATTGTTTTAGTATTTCTTTATGTGGATTTGCCATCGCTATAACGTGATCCCAGTTTAAAGCTATATAATTATCTGTAAATTCTGTATATGTCATGTAAGGTTTAAACGTATATATTGATTTTTCATAGGATAAGTCTATTTTTACTATTTTAAGAGGAACCCTCACTATAATCTCTTGCTCGTATTCCTCAATCAGCTCACATATGATTTCTGAACCATCACTTAGCCTTGCTTGTTTAATCATTTTTTCGTTCATAACTTTACCTTAACTACTTTATAATTGAACTTTTCTTTTCTATAGATTTTTAATCTTTCTTCTGCGTGAGTGAGCGCGTAATTCTTTCTCGATTTATGCTGGAGATTATCCGCAATGTCGTAGAGTTTGGTAGTTCTTCCATCTTCTGTTTTACGGAGTCCTCTTCCAATCGATTGTAAAACTCGAATCTGGCTTTT